CCACTAGCACTTGCATCTTGTACAATCTTCAGTGAAAAACCATAAGCTGTACCACTAGAAGGTGCGTTGCTAAATGTGAACTCTGTGTTTTCAGTCATTGTATGGCTAAACACGTTAGCCGCTTCGCAATCAATCGTTGTGCTACCACCTGATGAAGAAACAGCCTGATATGTTTCATTGTATGATGTTACCACAAGTTCGCCATCAATGTCAACATCACCTGTGTAAGTTTCTAGTGAGAAGTCAGTAAGCTTACCGTCAAGTTGTGTCTGTATGTTTGACGTTACACCGTCTAGATAGTTAATCTCTGCAGTAGTGGCTGTCACACCATCTAGTAAGTTTAGCTCTGTGTAGCTAGCAGTTACATCAAGACCAGCTAAGTTTTCTATCTTAGTGTCTAGCGCAGCCTGTAGTCCGTCTACGTTAGCAATGGTATGGTTGTGACTATCGTCAGCAATAACTGTAGTAATAGTGATATTAGCTGAACCATCAAAGTTAGCCGCACCTGCTACGTCACCTGCTAAACTAATAGTACGTGCTGTTGTAAGTGTGTCTGCTTGTGTAGCTGTACCTGTGATAGATGCATTAATATTACCTGTAACAGTAAGATCACCATCTACGTCTGCATTACCTGTGACATTTAAAGTCGCCACATTAGCAGTATCAATAGAGCCTGTATCAATATAAGCAGTGCCATCAATATATGCATCACGCCATTCGCTTCCAACAGCACCAAGATCGTAAGAATCATCAACAGAAGGAATAAGGCTTGACGCAACGTCTGCATTTACTGTCACCGTGTCTGTAGCTGCATTACCTAGTGTAGTATTACCGTTAGCAGTAAGGTTACCTGTAAGTGTTGTATCTGTTGATACAGATAATGTACCTGTAATAGCAGTTGAGCCTAAACTAACTGCACCTGTAGATGTAATAGAACCATCTAAGCTAAGATCACCTGCTAGATAAGCATCTTTGTATTTCAGGCTAGATGTACCCAAGTCTACTGTATTGTTTGTCTTAGGGCGTAGTACAGTAGTTGTAGCTACAATGTCTTGCGCTGGGCCGATAACTTCGATAGGTGCACCTTCACTAGTAGTACCATCGTGTGTGTGGCCTGTGCTAGCGTTAAAGGCTGCTTCTACAGCGTTAAACTCGTTGTCTAGATCATCAGCATCAATAACATTACCGTTAGCAATGTTGTTAGCTGTATCTGCTCTTACGTAACCTGTACCCATAAGATTTCCTTACTGTCTGTCATCTGTAGCAAACTCGAAGATTGCTGTGTCTAATAAAAATGAAGCATCAGAACTTTTATCTTCGATGCGGATTGCTACAGTCTCACCTGATCCTACTACTTGATTGATGTAGCTTTGTGTGCGTGGCGCACCAAATACAGCACTGCCATACTTGGTTGTGTTGTCACTGTAAATACCTACTGCACCACCTGTTTGTGTTATACTAAATGTTGGTGGTTGTATGTAACCTATTTTGTTTTGATTAAACCTAAGACCTGCATTAATGTTAATAGCACCAAAAGGTTTAATATAGAAGTCTAACTTGTAGAATGTCTTACGTACTTGTGGATCATTGATAGGCATAAAAGGTGATTCATATATAGCATCAATGTTCTCACCGTCTAAGCTAGTACCTGTATCCATGTTATACACATAGCCATCGTTGTTAGCAAATACACGATACTCATCTTCACCAATAAACTGAGAGTCAGCTATGTATACCTTAAACCCTTTTATCTCTGCCCACTGAAAGCCTTGCCCACCCTGGTCAACAAACTTAGTGCCTAACACACCTTTAGCAATCTTAGACTGTTCACCTGCTACATAAGCGAATAAGCGATACTGTGCTTTACCACGAATAACTGTGCTAGCAAAACTTGCTGCGTAGTCCTGTAGTTTAGTTACAGTAGGTCTAATGTTCTTAGATGCAACATCAATACCGAAGTCACCAATGCGATCTGTTGAGCTTAGTGTGCGTAATCCATCAGGACCAAGGAACATAACATCAGCGCCGACCTCTTGGATAGTATCAGCACTTAAGCATCCTAAGTCTTCAGTCACAGCGTTCATTACAAAGTCTGCTGCACTAGAACCTGTGATACGCATAATCTTATCAAGAGCAAACACGATAAGCTGATCACGAAATACAATCAAACCAGTTATCTCTGATCCGATGCTGATACTTCCTGCACCATTAGCTGGGTCTAGATCATCTGCACTATATGGTGCTGTAAAGACTAGCTCTGTGCCTACACCAAAGAAGAGAGTACTCTTAAACAAACATACGTGACTAGCACCTTCTACAGCATCGTTAGTCGCTGATGTTGTCATGTAAGTTAGTGTGTTTGCTGTACGATCATAGTAAGCAGGGAAGTTAACACCATCAACAAAACAAATCTGATAAGCGTTGTTAAAGTTATAACGAGCTTGTCTAGCTTTAGTAAAACTTGTATTAGGTGCTGTAGCTAGTGAAGACCAAGCAGGTGTAGCATCTGTAGCATTAGCTATGTAGTAAACACCACTACGTGCAGCAATTACTTTTTCGTTAGTGTCTTCTTGTACAATAGCTAAGGCCTGTACTGGACCACTACCCGATAAAGCTGCATCAATAAACTTATTATACCCTGCTACCTTACGATAACCACCATCTAGTGATGGCTCAAAGTTCTGCAGTTGAAATGCTGAACCTACATTGTTGATACCTTGTTGTAGTGGGCTGATATTAGTAATCAACCCTCCAGTAAAAGGTACAGGGAATGTTTGCCACTGTGTAGCCATAATTATGAAACTCTTAGACTAGAGGAACTACGAGTAAGAACTGTTGAGCGTACATAGTCATAACGGTTAATGTAAAGACTACGCATGTATTTAATGCCTTGTTCAAACTTACCTTGTGCAATCTGTGATGCTTGTGTGTCAGCACGGAACTGATAAGCGTAGAACATAGCACCGTCCACAATAATATGTTTAAACTCTAAAGGTACACTTGGTACGTCATCATATAACTCAAGCGACACAGGGTTACGGTAATATTCGTAGACTAGCTCATAAGCCTTGTCTGGGGTAGGAAGAATAATAAACTCTTGACTTGGTGCACGTACAACATGACGTGGAAGAGTCTGCATATCACTATCAGAGTTATACTCGTAATCAACGTAATTGTCAAGGTATTCTTGATAATCCATTGATTTTAGTTTAGTAGTACTTACATTTAATGTAGTATCTTTCTTGATGCGGAAACTGTTCATGTCAATCAGCTTAGCATCTGTAGGATAATCGTAACGTGTTACACCTGCTGTAAGAGTCTCTTCCTCTAAGATGTGATTCCAAGGCCAGTTAGACTCTTCGTGGTTAATGTGTCGTAGTGAAGCATTTACAGCATCCTTAGCTGTATTGTAGAAACCTGAAGCTGTAGCAAAGTTAGAACTTGTTAGCTCTACTTCGTTCAGCCTACGGTTAACCTCGTTTACTAGTCCTAGATAGTTATAAGCCATTATTTATTCCTTACACGTAAACGAACCTTGCGCTCCACTACCAAGCCATTCGAGTCAGCTATACGACAATAGAACTGATATAGTATGTTGTTAGAGCCTGAACCTAAACGTGCTGTAGTAACTGTATCAGTGTTAGTAGCAGACACTAACTGAATACCATTAACAAGTTGACCACTAGGGATTAGCTGTGTCTTTACACCATCAGCGTCATCAACATACCAAGTAACACTGCTGATAGTTGCACCACTAAGGAAGCGTGACCAATCAATGCTGTAGTCTAGTATTTCATCAGGGTCTTTGTTAGGCCATTTAAGAGACATTATTATTATTCCTATGCTGCACGTACATACACTGTGTTACCTAGTGTGCTATACTCGCCTATGTAAGCAGTACGATCTCTGCTATAGTTTTGTTTAATTGACTCATAGTCAAACTGTACTGTGTTTATTGTTTCATCACCTACAGTAAACGTACCCTGTACACCTACTGGTAATACTACAGCTTTACAGTCTAGTGTGACAGTGTTGCCTGATACTGTACCTGCTACACCTTTACCTGCTAGACTGATGTTAGCATCTGACTCAACTACAACTTCGTCACCATCTACTAGAAGTGAGTCAGTGATAATCTCTAAGCCAAACCCTACAGGTTGGATAGTAGGACCAAACCCAGCGCTTACAGTAAGATAAGCAAGGTTAGCTGCATTTACAATGTCTGTAGAAGCATTTGTACCATCAAAATGTAGTAATGCTAACGTGTCATTATCTACTGTAAAGGCAGAGGTAGGTGGAGTAAAGCCTGTTCCAGTATACTGTGCTACATTAGAAAGTCTTACTTCGTCAATGTAACCATCAAAATCACCAAAACCATTTTTACCTACAGTAAAAGTACCATTGTCTGGACGGTTAGCACTAGAACTTGATTCCTCTAATGTTCCGTTAATGTATAGTCTATGAACGTTTCCTTCACGTTCAACCGTAATCATAGTCCAGACATTTGCAGAAACTCTGGTATCAGAAATAAAGAGAGTCGTTGATCCTGCAACAGTACCTTGGACTTGATCTCCAATTAAATAAACACTTAATAGAGAACTTGTACCAGACTGAAATAGTCCTTTGTAACCTGTAACGTTGTCAGGTCTAATCCACATATCTACTGTGAAATCACCTGAACTTAAATCAATGTTACTATCAGACTCTACATAATCATCTGTTCCATCTAACAGTAATGATGCAGTGCCAAACTTTTGTTGTGCTGTAGAAAGTTGTGCATCACCCTCTGCTGTAAATGTTGAGAATGAGTTAGAGCTAGTTATATTACCTGTAGCAGATACACCAGTAATAGTAGGTGTAGTACCAACGCCTAAGATAAATGTTAGGCCATCATCTGCTGCACCTGTACCTGCTACACCTGTTGGTGCAACTACTGCTTCGGCTGCTGCTGTTGCACTACCTGCTGCACCGTTAGCTTGTACACCTGTAAGATCAACATTAGTACGAGAGCTAACGTTAACTCCTGCACCATTGATTACACCTGTACCTGCTACACCTGTAAGGCTAAAGGAAGCATCGGCCTGTTCATAGCTTTCACCAAAGGTAGCTACGGAGAAAGGATTAGTTGAGTAGGCCATGCTTTACTCCTTATGCAGCAGCATCACTTGCAAGTACACCGTACCAGTTTGTACCACCATCACGTGTATGGAAGACTAGAATATCTGTTTCACCTGAAGCAGGGGCATCTGGGGCTGTACCACCTGCCCACTTAACTGAGCTAGGCCATGTGACCGTTGACCCGTTGCCTGTTAGCTGTAGGACAAAGCCTTGGATGTATCCACTAGATGCACCACTAAATGTAAAGGTGGTATTGCCTGACATTGTAAGGCTAAATGCTCCACCGTTGTCTACATTACATGTAGGCGATGTACCTGAAAGAGCATCATAATCTTCTGCTACTGAGCCATCTGTTACAAAAATACCAGAGCTGTTAAACGTAGCAGAGGTGCTATTACCTGTAACTAGGTTAATAGTGTTAGTACCAAAACCAAGATAAGTATCAGTATCACCATCATGGAACAGCTTATCGTTTAGATAAATGTCCTCTACATCATACAAAGTATTGTTGTTGTGGTATGTAGATTTGTAGTGATTTATGCCACCCGTATTAAAGTGAGCAATCTCTTGGTTGTTTGCCCACAACTCAAGTTCACCATCACCGTCTTGACGAATACCTGTATCGTTGTCGCCTAAAGCAATAGCTTTACCGTTATTAAAAGTATTCCCTGGTGTTGTATTACCTACGCCTAGATTGCCTGTGATATTGTATGTTCCAGACATAGTGTCCGATGTATCACTACGAACAAAGCTGCCACTATCAATGCCATCCAACAAGTTACTGTCAGCCGCCTTGCCAGTTGTGGATAGCTTACCATCCAACGCAGTCTGCAATCCATCTACGTTTGAGATAACGTGGTTGTGGCTATCGTCTGCAACTGTGACTGACAATGTTGCATTGCCAAGGTTCGTGAATGTAGCAGAACCAGATGCATCACCTGAAAGTGTTAGTGTAGGATCAGATGTAGCAGTAGTGCTGATGCTGATATTACCAGAGCCATCAAAGTTAGCATTACCAGTTACCGCACCTGATAGTGCAATATTACGTGCTGTAGCCAGTGCAGATGCAGTAGAAGCATTACCACTAAGAGCAGCAGTAATAGTACCTGCACTAAAGTTACCTGATGCATCACGAGCTACAACTTTAGATGCTGTATTGTTTGGAGTAGCATCTACGCCAATCGTAAGTGCAGCACCTTCGGAACCTGCAGCACCACCTGTGATGTAGTTGCCTGAAGCTACAGACGTTACGTAGTTACCTGTAGTGTCAGTACCTAGTGCTACAGAATCAGCAGCAATAGTAGTTGCAATAGTTGCGTTACCTGTACCGTCTACACCTGTAACACTACCAGTAACATCACCTGTCAGGCTGATAGTACGCCCTGTTTCCCAAGCTGTTGCAGTAGCTGCATTGCCTGTTGTATCTTGGTTACCTGTAGTGTTAACACCTGGTAAGTTAATACTTGCTGTACCATCAAATGATACACCACCGATGTTACGAGCAGTCTGTAGGGCTGTAGCTGTATCAGCATTACCTGTTACATCACCAGTGACGTTACCTGTCACGTTACCCGTTAGACTTGCTGTTACACTGTTAAATGTCACATCAGAGTTTGTTTCTACAGCCTGACCAATATTAATACCAGAGCCATCTACAGTAACACCTGTACCTGCATCAGCAGAAAAGACAGTACCTGTTAGTGTAATACCGTTACCTGCACTGTATACAGCAGTAGAGGCTACCTGTGTAAATGTAATATTAGTTGTACCAAAGGTAATAGTACCTTCAGTGTTCATCACATATAGTTCACCTGCACCTGCCGCACCTTCTAGTACGAAGAATGCGTCACCTTTACCAAACGAGTTAGGGTCAGATGGGGCATAGCTATCTGTGTCTGTTGATCGGGTTAGTACCCAGTTAGTGCTTGCAGAACCTGTGTTAGTTACAGTGTATACACCGTTCTGTGTAGCATCTGTTTGTTCATAAATAAGTACACGGTCATTTGTGCTTAGTGTAACACCATCAATGACTAGTGCAGCTTGTGTGCTATTGTTAGTAAGTGTAGCACCTACACCTGCAGTACCATTGTCATAATCAGCACTTAGGTTACCTTCACGCTCAACACGTACAGGATCATGATAGTGCAAACCTGCAGCAGCAATCGTGTCTACGTACTCTTTTGTCGCAGCTTGTAATGCAGTCTGTGGATCACGATTAAGCTCAAGATCACCATCAGCATTAAAGAATGCAGCTTTACCTGCAGGTTGTGAAATAAATACTTCAGCTTGTGCAGTAAGGTTAACGGCACTTCCTGAGTTAGAACTTGCTAATACGGTAGTACGAGCTAGGAGAGATGAACCTTCTGTCCACGTGCCTAGCCCGACTTCCCAGTTATTAGTGCTAGGCTCAAAGATACTATAGTAAGTAGTATCACCGTCAGACAAAGCAGCAGCAAAAGTCTGGAAGCCATCTACTGTACCATTCAGGGTAAGAGTACCCGTACCTGTAGTGGTAGTAGTTTGTTTTACTCTGTCTTTAATTACGAGAGCCATAGTCTATGCTCCTATTATGCGATGCGGATAATTGCGTTAGATGCGTCTGCAGTTGGGAACTGGATAGTATAGTCACCATTTGTTGATGTCTGTGTACCACCAAAGTCAATTACTGCAATAGCAGCATTAGAAGCAGAAGCATTGTAGATAATACAACCGTCTGCTGAAATAGTAGAGGATGTGAATACTTCGTCATCAATATCTACGATAGCTGTTGTACCGTCTACAGAGATTGTAACGTTATCTAATAGTTGTCCACCTGCTGTGTAACCTGTACCTGTAGCTTCATCAGAGTTACCTGTTACATCAGAGTAGTTAGTAGTTGCAGCACCATATGTGCCTGTAGGTGTAGCTTTAATTAGTGCAAGATAGATATTGTGGGTATCCAAATCATGAGTACCACCCAATAGTTCCGACTTAAAGCTTGTACACATTGCTGTTGTGATAGCCATTGTTTGGAGTCCTTTTTAAGAGAAAGTAGATGTACTAAAGGGCCAGCCTCTTGACAAGACCAGCCCAATAGTTTATCTAAGATTAAGCAGCGTTGTAGTTCGCTGTGACAATTGCCTCTGGACGCAAGATTTTGCGACCGTATAGGTGCATACCACGAACGATGTCTGCAAAGCTGTCTGGGTCACGGTAGTTCTCAACTTTGTTGATTTGCTCCGCTGAAGCTACTGCTTCGTCTTGACCAGCTACGATAACACCGTAGTTAGCTTCCTGTGCAGTTACGCCTGTTGTACCTGCACCTGTTCCCAAGTATGGAAGGTTATTTGAAACATAAACACGGAAGCCGTGTAGGTTGTTCAATACCAAGCCATTCATTAGGCCAGTACCGCCGAAATCAGCGTTAAGGACACGTGCGTCTTCGTCTTTTAGCATTTCTACAAATACCGGGTCAAGAACGATCCAACGTCCACGTGAGTCCACGTTAGCTGTATCCATGATACGTGCCATACGTGCAATAACTGTTAGTGGTGACACTGTAGTTGCTGACAATGCTGTTGCGCCTGGAAGACGTGGTGCTAGAGGAATAGACGAACCTGCACCTGCAGTAGCAGCGATTGTCAAGTTTCCAAAGTCTGTAGCATCTAGACGGTTAGCTGCCAAAAGTTCAGCACCGACTTTATCTGCTGCAGAACCATTGGAGGCGGCTGAGTTTGCTTTGTCACCTGAAGCAGTTGTGTTTACTGCCCATGAACCTGCACCACCTGTGTAACCAGATAGGTAACCAAGAACTTCTTCGTCCATTGCATCAGCCATCTTATACGCTGCACGATCAGCAGCCAAAGATGTGAAGTCAACGTGCGAGAACTGCTCTTCGATGTCATCCATTTTGAAAGCAAAGTAGTTAGCTTTGTCGATGGTCAAAGAGAAGTCTTGGTCATCTAGCTTCTCAACAGAGATAGGTGTGTGACGTTGTAAAGAGTTGACTGTTACGTCTGGCTCTTTTTGGATACGAACTGTATCGCCTTGGTTTGCGATCTCTCCGAAGTAGGAGTTGTTTGTGATCGCATTTACGACAGCAGTTTTGCGTAGAGCAATCTGTGCCTGTTTGGAGTAGATGATTGGGGAAAAGTTCCCGTTAAATCCACCCGATGCGGATGTAATAGCCATAGTTAATTTCTCCTTATAGATATGGCGTGAAAGTAGACACTACATATCCACTAAAGAGGCTCTTCATATTAGGGTAGTCAGCTTAGCGTCAAGGGTGGCCGCCCTATCTGCGCTGGGCCTATACGTTGAGGTAGTTCTTTTTTGTGGCTAGTGCTTAAAAAGCATACACACTTGTATTTGTGTATATAC